AGGCGCTGTGCGACGAGCTGGACGTCATGAAGGCCGAAAAGGCGCAGCAGGCGTGGCGCAAGATCATCGCCCGTATGCGCTACAAGGTGGACAACCTGAAGAACGGCGTCGATGTGACGACCACGCCTGAAGGTTTCCGCTTCGTGCATTCGCAGTTCGTCAAGCAACTGAGCGAAAAGCCCGCGCTTGGCGCGATGTACGGCCTGATTCAGGCGAGCACATACGACAACGAAGCGAACCTGCCAGACGATTACATCGACTCGCTGTTCCAGTCGTACCCGCCGCAACTGATCGACGCTTATTTGCGGGGTCAGTTTTGTAATCTGACGAGCGGCAGTGTTTATCCGAACTTTGATCGCAAGTTGAATCACAGCGATGCGGAGATCAAGCCAGGCGAGCCGCTGCATATTGGCATGGACTTCAACGTGCTCCGCATGGCTGCGGTTGCATACGTCGTTCGTGACGGCAATCCGATCGCTGTCGAGGAACTGGTCGACGTGCGCGATACGCCTGATATGGCGAGGCTGATCAGCGAGCGCTGGCGGGACAACGGCCACGCAATCACGATCTATCCCGATGCAAGCGGCCAGAACACGAGCAGCAAGAAAGCTTCCGAGTCGGACATATCCATTCTGAAGCAGGCCAAGTTCACGATCAACGTTGGCAGCACGAACCCGGCTGTTAAAGACCGCGTGCTGTCGACGAACGCAATGCTGCTCAACGGGCAGGGCGAGCGCCGCATGAAGGTGAATACGCGGCGCTGCCCGAAGTTCACCGAAGGGCTTGAGCAACAAGCCTACGACGAGCGCGGCGAGCCGGACAAGTCGAGCGGCGTGGATCACGTCAACGACGCCGGCACGTATCCGATCGTCCGCATGTATCCCATTGTGAAGCGCCAGACGACCGTCCGCCCGCTCCACATGTAACCGAACACACACATGACGACAACAGTGCGCGACCAGTCCGCCGCAGTGGAAGCGATGGCCGAGAACTGGCCGATCGTCGATGCGCTGCTTGGCGGCACGCCTGCCATGCGCAAGGCAGGATCAACATATCTGCCGCAATGGCCCGGCGAATCCGACGAAGCGTACAAGGCGCGCAAGGACACGGCCACGCTGTTTCCTGCATTCCCTCGCACGGTCGAGGTGCTGGCCGGCAAGCCATTCAGCAAGCCTGTCACGCTGACCGACGATGTGCCCGCGCGCATCAAGGAATGGTGCGATACGGACATCGACTTGCAGGGGCGCAATCTGCACGCGTTCGCTGCGAGCCTGTCGGAAGAAGCGCTGTCGCACGGTATCACCGGCATTCTGGTGGACTACCCGAAAGCGACCGGCGTTCGCACGAAGGCAGAGGAAAACGCCGCTGGCATCCGGCCGTATTGGGTGCATATCCATGCCAGCAACATTCTCGGCTGGCGCTCGAAGCGAATCAACGGCGCGGAAGTGTTCACGCAGTTGCGGCTGCTCGAGCAGGTCATCGAGGATGACGGCCAGTTCGGCGAAAAGCCGATCGAACAGGTGCGCGTGCTATATCCCGGCAAGTGGGCAACCTATCGTGAGTCGGAGAAGCCTGATCCGACGACCAACAAGCCCGAATGGATCTTGCACGAAGAAGGCGTTACGACGCTCGACGTGATCCCGTTCGTGCCGATCTACGGCCGCCGCACCGGATTCATGACCGCGGTCCCGCCGCTGCTCGAACTGGCGCACATGAACGTCGAGCACTGGCAGAGCAAGAGCGATCAGCAGACGATTCTGCACGTCGCGCGCGTGCCTATTCTGTTCGGCAAGGGGCTGGACGGTCAGCCGGTGATCGTCGGCGCTGGCTCGATGGTCACGGTCGATTCCGATAAGGCAGATCTGAAGTACGTCGAGCACACCGGCGCGGCTATCGAAGCGGGGCGGCTCTCGCTGCTCGACCTTGAAGACCGCATGCGCCAGGTCGGCGCCGAACTGCTCGTCATCAAGCCGGGCAAGACGACCGTCGCGCAGACCGTCGCCGAGAACGAAGCCGGCATGTGCGCGCTGCAACGCCTGATTGAGGACGTTGAGGACGGCATCGACGCCGCGCTAGACCTGACTGCGCTCTGGATCAAGGAAGCGAAGGGCGGCAACGTTCAGATCTTCAAGGACTTCGGCGTCGCAACGCTGGCCGAGGCATCGATTGATCTGCTGCGCGACATGAACGTCGATGGCACGTTCTCCGACGAGTCGCTGTTCAACGAAGCGAAGCGCCGCGGCTACATCAGCCCTGAGACGACGTGGGACGACGAGAAAGTACGCATCAAGGCCAACGTCAAGAAGGCCGAACTCGGAGCGGTCGGCATTACCGACTGACGCCACGAATACAAAGTCTACCGGCCGCGCAGCTAACCCTGTGCGGCTTTTTTATTGCCGGTTCCTCGGATGAGGGTCGGTGCAAATCACGGCCGGATGGCCTAACAGCTCGGGTTGGATGACCTATGAAACTCAAACTGAACGATGACGGATTCGCTGTAGTGCAAGACGGCAAGCCGGTGTATGTGAATGACGAAGGCAAGGAGATCGCTTTCGACGTCGCAGGCACGGTGCAAACCATCTCGCGTCTGAACGGCGAAGCGAAGCAGCACCGCGAACGCGCAGAAGCGGCCGAGAAGATTGCCAAGGCATTCGAAGGCATCACGGACGCTGCCGCAGCACGCAAGGCTCTCGAAACCGTTGCCAATCTCGATGCAAAGAAACTCGTCGACGCCGGCGAGATCGAGAAAGTGCGCTCGGAGGCTATCAAAGCCGTCGAGGACAAGTATGCGCCGATCGTTGCCGAACGCGACACGCTTCAGCAGTCGCTCGTCAACGAGAAGGTCGGCGGCAGCTTTGCGCGCTCGAAGCTCATCGCGGAAAAGCTCGCGATTCCGGCTGACCTCGTGCAAGCGCGCTTTGGCGATGCGTTCAAGTTGGAAGGCAATGAAGTCGTCGCCTATGACAAGGCCGGCAACAAGCTTTTCAGCCCGAGCAATCCCGGCAAGGTCGCGTCGTTCGACGAAGCGCTCGAACTCATCATCGATCAGTACCCGTATCGCGATTCGATCCTCAAGAGCACCGGCGCATCCGGCGGCGGCGCATCGGGTGGATCGGGTGGCGGCTCTGGCGGCAAAACCATGTCACGCGCCGCATTCGATGCGTTGCCTCCCGCCAAACAGGCGGAAGTCGCACGAAGCGGCACGACTTTCACCGATTGATTTAGGAGCCTTCCTTGGCTAACACCCTTACCGGTCTCATTCCGACTCTGTACGAAGCGCTGGACGTTGTTTCCCGCGAGCAGGTCGGCCTCATCCCCGCCGTCTCGCGCAACAGCAATGGCGCGCGCGCTGCGGTGAACGAAACGATCATGATCCCGATCGCGCCTCCGGGCACGATGGCGGACAACACGCCGGCCGTTACCGCGCCGAACACCGGCGACTCGTCGATCGGCAACGTGTCGATGACCATCAGCAAGTCGAAGCACGTTCCGATCCGCTGGAACGGCGAAGAGCAGACTGGCCTGAACAACGCCGGCACGTATGGCGGCATTCTGATGAACCAGTTCGCGCAGGCGTTCCGCACGCTCGGCAACGCGATCGAAGCTGACATCTTCGCGACCGCATACCAGAACGCGTCGCGTGCCTACGGCACGCCGGGCACAGCACCGTTCGGCACCGCTGGCGATCTGTCGGACATCGCTCAGGTTCGCAAGATCCTGGACGACAACGGCGCGCCGCAGTCGGATCTGCATCTGGCGCTCGGCTCGTCGGCTATCGCCAACCTGCGCGGTAAGCAGAACGTGCTGTTCAAGGTGAACGAAGCGGGCACCGACCAACTGCTGCGCGACGGCATCATCGGCCGCCTCGAAGGCATGGATCTGCACAACTCGGCAGCGATCAAGCCAGTCACGAAGGGCACTGGCGCGAGCTACACGTCCGACACCGCTGGTTATGCAGTCGGCGCAACAGTCATCAACCTGATCACCGGCACCGGCACTGTGCTGGCAGGCGATACGGTCTCGTTCGCTGGCGACACCAACAAGTATGTCGTCGTGTCGGGCGTCGCTGCTCCTGGCGCTATCACGATCGCTGCTCCGGGCCTGCAACAGGCAATCCCGACGTCCGCAACGGCCATGACGGTCGGTGCGACCGCAACGCCTAACCTGGCGTTCAGCAAGTCGGCGATCCAGCTCATCACGCGCGCACCGAAGATGCCGATTGGCCCGGACGGCCGCGCAATGGACATGGCCGACGACCTGATCCAGATCACCGACCCGGTGACGGGTATCACCTACGACGTCGCTGTGTATCGTCAGTTCATGCAATTGGTTTACCACGTGCGTCTCGCATGGGGTACGCAGGCCATCAAGCAGAACCACATCGCGACCCTGCTCGGGTAAGCGCGCGCGGGGCGGTGCAGTACGGCCGCCCCGGCTCAATACGGAGCCAATCACATGCATTGCCCGACTGTTCGCGTGGTGTCGCCGGTTTCCGACGATAACCCGCACGGTTTCATCGTGATTAATGAATCGGATCTGACCGACGATCACGAGATTTTCGCTGAAGGCGCCGACGAATCGGCTGGCGCTGATGATTCGCCCAAGCCGAAGCGCAAGTACACGAAGAAAACGGACGTTTGATATGGCGCTGACCGACACGCAACTGACTGATGTGCGCCGCTTCATGGGATACCCGCTCAACGGTACGACCATGACGATCACCGACGACCAGGATCTCGTATATGGCTACTTCGGGATGGTCGTTATGTCGCTGCACCAGCGGTTGACGACCTTGTCGGCCAGCGAAGAATCGGTTTTGATCAACACCTACCTGACGCCGCTTTACTCGCTGGAAACGGAGATTTACGGCGCTGGCGACAACCTCGACACCGATCAGGCTGCTGTCTGGACGCGCAACAAGACCGAGGTGAGCGACAGATCGAAGCTATTCGACCAGTGGCGCCGCCGTATGTGCGGATTCCTCGGCTTCGCGCCCGGTCCCGCGCTCGGCAATGGTGGCGGCCAGGTCATTCGGGGGTAACGGATGGACGGCGCAAAGATTCAGCAAAAGGTCTACCGCGGCTACGCAATCGCCGCGTCGAAGATCGGCACCGCATACAGCCAGTATCGCCCCACATCAGCCGATTTGACCGGCCTCGCGCCGATCTCGACGTCGCTGCTCGCCAGTTTCAACGCTGAAGACATGACGTACAGCCGGCCGAACAAGTACGCGAAGCCGACATGGTACGCATTGGTCGACGGCACGCAAACGCAGGTAGGCGACTACCTGATCGGCGCGGCCGGTACGTTCTTCATCGCTGCGCAACAGCCGTTGCTGCCGATCCTCGCGGTCGAATGCAATCGCACGCTGTCGTTTGCCCGCCCGCAGACGCAGGCGCAATTCGGCGCGGTGGCGAATTACGAAGGCAACACGCCGACTACGCAAACTCCGCTCGCAACGGGCTGGCATGCGTCGGTGCTGCAGGGCACGAAGGGCGAAAAGAACGAAGTCGGCTTGCCGAGTGATGTTCGCACGCCGTGGTGGGCGATCCTTTTGCCAGCGATTCCCGGCGTAACGCTGCAGTCAGGCGATCTCGTGTCCGATGACATCGGGCGGCGCTACATTCTGTCGAGCGTCGAATTGACTGACCTCGGCTATCGATGCACTGCGATGCAGGCACAGGCTTGATATGGCGGATATTTCAGACGTTCAGAGCGTTCTAGTCGGCCTCATCGCTGGCGCGCTGTATCCCAACGGCACCGGGCAACAATCAGTCGTCGCCGCGAACTGTCGCGTCGGCTCTGGCTGGCCAAGTAAGCCGCAGCTCGACGCGGATCTCGACGCAGGCATCGTCAACGTGTCGGTGTATCCGACATCGCTCGAGCACAAGACATCACGCCACATGCAGACGTGGCAGCAGATCAACCACAACGCGCCAACGGTCACGCTGACCGGCGCAGGGCGGGCGATCACGATTGGCGGAACGCTGCCTGCAACGTACTTCGCGCAGAACGTCGCGGTGCTGATCGGCGGCCACGCCTACGCGTACACCGTGCAGCAGAGCGACACGCTGACGACGATCGCAAGCGCGCTCGCATCGATGATCGCCGCGGACTACGCCGGCACGACGTCGAGCGGCCCGGTTATCACACTGCCTGCTGGATCGCCGCAATACACGCTGCGCACTGGCGGCACGGCGACGATGGGGAAAGAGGTCAAGCGCCAGTCGCGTGTCGTTCGCATCGTCATCTGGGCGCCGACACCGGCATTGCGCGATGCAGTCGCCAAGGTGCTCGACCCGATGCTCGCGCAGATCAATTTTCTGACGCTGCCTGACGGATTCGCCGGGCGGCTTCTGTATCACCACTCAGACCTGGTTGACTTGCAGGAGAAGGCGAACTTGTATCGCCGCGACCTGTGTTACTCGGTCGAGTATCCGACGACGATCA